CGATACGGCTTCGATGATATGGTGCGTGTTGGCTTGGCGAGTTGCGCCCGACTGCACCGCGATCATCGCTCGGAAGGGAATCGTGAAAGTTTCCTTGGAGAGCAGTTCGACATAACCACCTGCAGTTGTGCCTGAGGCAATGGTCAGAACGCCCCCTGAGACCGATGCGGTGGAACCTCCACTTGTGGTTACTTCCCAAAGGTCAGTCAGTGTCCGAGTCCACGAGTCTCGGAACTTCTTCTGGATTGATTTAACCTTGAACATATCGTCCACGTCATCCAAGCCAGGAATCTCACGGGTGACACCACGCGAATTGGTGAACTGCATGCGGTATGGGCCAATATCACCGGTCGTCATCGGTTATCTCCAAAGTCGAAAGGTAAGAGTCAGAACGCTGGTGAATTGACGCAATTCCTGCAAATGATCTTGTGCGTAGACCGGAGTGTTTTCGACGTTCATGCAGCGAGCACCTGGGTAGCTCGATAGTGGATTGGTTCGAAAGTAGTCTCCGATCTCCTCGGCCAAGAGCATCAGCGCATCGATGGTTGCGATCTCGTTGGCGACCTTCTTTTGAATCGCAACATCGATCTGGTAATCGAAGCTGTCTCGCGATCGATCCAACGATTGGCTAGTGATCCCCTTGGGAACCACAGTAACCTTCAACGTGGACATTCCTTGCAGATCGAAGACCGGCAAGTAAAGCCGCTGTGCGGTAAACGACTGGCTAAACGAATTTCCGTTCAGCTCTGCGGTCACTGCATCTGCGATGGCGACGATACTTGCGGGCATCACTCGATTCCGATCTGTTTGGTATGAATGCGGAGAAGTCTTCGGTGTGGGTCGGACCATCGCCAAGGTGGCTCGCTCCCAGGAGCGTTGACCTCGTAGATGTAGACTTTGCCTTGGTAGGTTTCCCGGATCGTGTCACCACGCTCTGGCAAGGTTTCCGTTCCAGCTAAAACGAGCTCCGATGGTGGAACGAGAAAGTCACGGTCGGTCCATTGCATGTGCACCCCACCGTAACCGTCTTCGAGTTTCATCAGCGTCCGGCCGATGATGGCCGTGACGCTTACTTGGTTTGCTCCCCGCACATAAACCACTGTGTTGGAAGCGTGGGTTTTGAGCTGATTGGCTAGCCACTCTTGGCCAGCGCGAAGCAGATCGGCCATCACGTTCCCCTTTACGGTTTGGTCGTCGGGGGAGTGTTGTTTTGCTCCAATAGCTTGAGAAGGTTTTGGTACTGATCCATCAGCTTCTTGAATTGCTCATCGTCCAGCACAGCGTTTCCGCGTTGCTTCCTGGCATTGCGGATCGCTTGAAGCACAACCGGCAGGCCATACTGGAGTGCTAAGAGAATCGCGATGCTCGATCCGGCCGACGTTGCCACTACGGTGGATGTGCTCCACATATATTGCTCTTTGATTCGGTTGGTGATTCGATCAGTGATTACGCCAGAGTCATCAGGATCTTTGGGTGCAGGTCTAAGCTTTGGGCGATCGACGATCGAATCGATCAGATCATCTTGAGGCTCCGTCGCTGCCAAGAATCCCAATGGAACCTGCATCGGCTCACCATAGATCGTCGAGGGAACCTGGACGATTTCCTGACTTTCGTCGACTTGGCAGCTGACTTCGCGAGCACCCGCTGGAAGTCCTTCGAGGGTTGCAGGAAGCTTGCCTCGCATCGCACTCAGAAGAAACGGAGTCGATTGCCCCAAGCCTTCACCGCCACCGGCCCAGGTAAGAAGCCCAACCACGCGTGGTCCCTCGTCGGTATAGTCGATGATGCTTGAACCGCTTCGACCTCCGATGGCTTCGGGTTTCCAAGAGAGGATTTGTCCCTCCTTGCGATTGAGCCGAAGAACCTGCAGGCTTGGCCACTCGCACCGAGGGCTTCCAAAGGTCGTTACCGACGATTGGTCGCTCGGGTAACGATCGGCTAAAGGAATTGGATCGACATCTTTGGCGAAATCTCCGCTGCACTTTAGAAGAGCAAAGTCCACGCTGGTGCCACGACCATACCCCGAAGCAATGATCGCTGCGGTTCCTCGTTCGCTCGCTCCATTTGTGTTCCATCGTTCGACGTTGACCACACGACCACGCTTAGTGCCAGCCACATGGGCATTGGTAAGAACGATTGCATTGCCTTCGGCCGTTCGGCCAACGACGGTACCGCTCCCGCAAACGTTGCTCACCGTTACTCGGACCGTTGCTCGAATGACCTGATCAAAACGATCAAGACTCTGCGCTTGGGTTCTAAATCCCGATCGCGATGTCTCGAACGTCAGGTTTTCTTTCAGCGGATCCAGAACGATCGTACTGGGTACGGTTTGTAAAATCGGACAATTGCCATCAGGACAGCTCCGATCTTGGGCAAAAACGACGCTGCCAAACGATGCAGCGATCAAAACAGCGAGTGCAAACAGGTTGCTTTTCATAGTGATCCCTTCGATGAAATGGAAACGAGATGGTGGTGTGAAACGCCGGCCAAATCACGCGTTATTGACTTAGCCGCATCCGAACGGTCGTATCTGCGGAAGCAGCTGCTCGGACCACTTTGCCAATGGATTTGTTGCCCGCCGAAGTCGTGGTCACAACGTTGTTGGTGTCGTCCCAGTACAAGATGGTGCCGACCGTGAAGGCGACGCCGGTGTTCTTGTTGAAATCAAAGACACCGTCGACTGCCAGCGAGCCGACTTCCCCGGCTGCCAGGGGGCGAACTGTAACGCCGACCAGATCCCCTTGGACAACCACATCCCCAGATGCCAAAGCGCTAACCGGGGTGTGATCGATGTAATGACCTTCTTGAATGAACGTTGCTTGTGGCATGGTGAGCTAAACCTCAACTGATGGATCGAATGAAACTTGGAAAGATGTGCTGGGCGAGGCTTATGCTTCGCCCTTGCACTTGATGGCTGCACGTGGATCTTGAAGTGCGACACCGAAGTCGTGGTAACCACGCATCTGAACGCCCAGCACGTTGAAGTCCGCATCGGCCGTTTCGATGGTCGGAGCTTCTTGACCGTTGAGGAACGCTACCTCGATCAGAGGCAGGTCGTTTGGATCGGTCATCAGGTACCAAGCCTTCGATGAGTTGCCGGTATAGAGAGCGTTGGCCAGGTACCGGCTGACTTCCACACGGAACTTGCCGACGTGCGGGTTGGTGATCGGAACACGAGCATTGGCCGTGCTATCACGCATCTCCAGCGACTTGTAGAGTTGCGATCCGATCGCCGACAATGCGGTTGGCACGAGCATGATCGCAGGCATCGTCCCGATCGGCTTGCCGTCGGAATCGACCAGGTCGTAGTAGGCAACTTCGGCCTTGGTCAATCCATCAATGGAGAGGACCGTGTCGGTACCGGTCAGGAAGTTCTTGTTACCTGCGGTAAAGAACGCACTGTTGTTCATGAAGATCGTCCAGAATACGTCATTGATCTTCAGGCCCGAGCCACGACCGAGTTTTCTTGGCACCGTGGTGATCGCCCCCAGGTCGTCATTGATGATGTCTCGTCTGTCGACGGCCATCATCAAGCCGTAGGTGTCGGCTCGGTTGGTGTAACTCTCGTTACCAAGGTTCCCATGCTTGAGCTCACCACCCGGAGCGACCAATTCGTATTGGTCCTTCCCGATCAGTCGGTAGCTCGTCACGGTCTTGAAGTCCGAAACGTTGCGCACCGCACAGATGTTTCGCCACGTTCGCTCAACGCTGAAGAAACCATCGAGCAGGAATTTATTGGCTACGTTCGAGAGAATGCCACCGATGTCGATGTTGCTTACCGAGCTGGCTTCAATGGAGTTGCCAAAGGCCGCTCGCATCACCGCCCGATGGTCTCGGAAGTTTCGACCCGAGTAACCATTCGCCCAAGCTGCTTCGAGCAGCAACTCCTGGAGACCAATGCCCCCTCGGAATCGACGTGCTGCCAATTCGAGCGAAGGCTCGTCGGCGATCTCCTCGACATTCGAGAGATTGGCTGCGAGGTAACAAGCCGCTTCCAAGACCGGAGCGTTGATGGTGTTTTGCTGGACGTGGATCGCGGGAACTGCAGGTCGACTAGCTCGGATCTTCTCAAGTTCCGCCTTCTCCAGGTTCCAGCCTTCGCGAATTGCACGGGCTTCCAGTTGAGGAAGAGCACCGTTGTAGATTCGACGAATCCCAGCGATCCGTTCAAGTTCACTTGCATGCGCTGTTCGCATGGCTTCAATAGCCGCAGTGACTTCCGTTTGCGTTGTCACGGGTTCTGGGGTTGTCTGGTTAGGAACAACGGGAGTGGTTGGAGTTGGATTGGCATCGTCTTGAACTGGGGTTTGCGGATCGTCCATGTTTGGTTCTCCAGAGTTTGAAGATGCCTGAGCTGCGACACTCGCGCTGGTTGCTCCGTCGGCACCAAGGTCTACAAAGCTGATTTCACCAAGGGAGGACTTTCGGACGACGTTCACCGGTCCGCTGTATTGCGTACCGTTGACGGTTACCTTTTGACCTTCTTTGACGAATTCGAATTCATCCACACCGGCACCCACTGAGGCTTGCCAGGGGAATCCGTTCTTGGAACTGACCACCACCTCACGTGCTGCGGGGGTATCCCGCGAGACAACGCCAGTGGCGATCAGTTGGCCGCTTTCGACTCGGATCGCATCGGTGTGCCCGACACCCGATAGAGGATCGTGTCCAAATCGAATCGGTCTGGATTGCGAAGGGATCGACATACCGGCCAGATCGATGATCACAGGGTAGCGCCAACCCGATACACGCATTGGGCCACCGGTGTAGGCGACCATGCGGAACTTGGGCAGCGCTGCCGGAGTGGAACCATCGGCAGAGGCATCGATGTCGAACACCGCAGTTGCCGAGATACTCAGTTGGCTTTGGGTTTGCTGGGGTTTAAGCGTCATCGGCTGGGACTTCCTCGTCTTGGACATCGGTAGTTTCCTGATTGGTGGTGGGAGTAACCGTCTCGGTAGCTAGACCAAGCTCCGACATGAGTGCGATTTCCTTCGCCCGTTGGCGAAGTTGTGTTTCCCAGTCTTGACCTCGCTTGGCGTATTCATCCGCCAGCGTTGTGGTGTGACTGGTTAAGCGTGTGGCTTGCGCCGATGCTTCCTTCGCGGGATCGACGTGTTCGTGCCCATCCCAGAACCATTGGTGTGGCCACTGAGCAAAGGGACCAAGTCCCGTTGGAAGCAAGTCCGGCAAGAGAGCGGCTTCATCGAGCCAAGCAGCGAGAATGCGATCGAGAACCGATCGCTCGAGGTGTGATTGCTCGACCCGGATTGCCTTGTAATAGGTTTGATGATCAAGCCGACCAGAGGCATAGTTGTAGCCCGAGCTGTTACCGGCTGCGACATTGAACGGCATGTTCAAACAGCGAGCGATTTCATTGAGCAACTCATGTTTGAACTCACCATAAGTTGTCGATGGTTGTTCGGCTTGCATCTGAGCCATCTTCCAACCACCTGGCATGGTTACCAAGGCTCGCTTTTCAAGTTCGATCGGTTCGAAAGGTTCTGCGGCATCGGCTTCACCGTTGGCTGGAGCATCGGTGTAGAGGATCCCTGCGAAGTCGGCTGCGGTCTCTGCAGCAGCGAGTACTGCCAAAGTGAATCGGCGAAGTTGTGCAAACAGGGGAAGTGCCGGCATGATGTCCGGGATGCCACGGGTTTGACCTGGGCGATCGGCTCGGAACCAATGCAGCACGCTCGAGGCGGGGATCCGTTCGTAATCGCTTCGGGCCGAGTAAAAGCTATCGCCTGGGTGATTGCGGAGAATGTGGTATTCGATCGGGTTTCCGGAACCATCGAACACGATCCCATCCACGGCGATGGTGGAAAGTCTGTCGAGATCGGGCGTCGTGACCTGGTCTGCCTCGATGAGGCGGAGGTCAAGCTGGACCTCCGTGTTGAGGCGAGGATTGTTCGTTAGGACTGCGAAAGATTCGCCATCCGTGGCGCGTGCCATCCGCATCGTGCGGAGTTTCTCAGCCAGATGCACCGAACGGGCCCACAGCATAAAGGCCTGTTCGATGCGACGATTGGCTTCAGAGTCGCCAGTGAGCATTTGCAACCGGGGGCCGGTACCGACGACGTCATGCGCGAGGGTCAGGACGATCCCTCGGGCATACGAGTTGTTGGCCGTTTCATACCGAGCACGGTTCCGAAGGATCCGTCGAACTTCGGCGCTATTGGATGCGTTGGGCGAGAGCCCATCGGCATTGGCCCAATGGCGACGATTATCGTCGGTGGTCACCGCTGCGTCATAGCGAGCGCGTACAACCCTCGCAACGCTTCGTGCTTGCGAAGGAGTACTCTTTGGTGACCACCAATTGGAAATCCAGGACAACACGGTTACTCGGCCCCCGGTGGAACAATCTTGTTGAAGACCAAGCCACGACGCTTCGATTTCGCGGCTTGCTTTGAGGCTAGATAGCGATCGGCTTCGATCTGGTCGGTCAGCTTGTGTTGTTCCACGCTGCCTGCGTCGCCAGAAGCTTTGGCAGGACCTTCCGCATTGGTGCGAATGGAATCTTCGATTTCTGCCATGGGCAAGTGACTCACACTCAAAGAGGAACGCGACCAAGAAAGAATGGGTCGGTTGATGTGTGGGTCGATCGGTGGTTGGGTAGAGGTCGATGTGGATCGACGTTTCAAGTTTTAGCAGCACTCAGTCCGCTGCATAGAGTCA